ACAAAAAAACCACCCGTAGGTGGTTTCACGACACTGCTTATTGCTTTGATTATTCTTTTCTTTCCCATGGTACCCGGAGTGGGACTTGAACCCACACAGCGCGAACGCCGAGGGATTTTAAATCATGCGTGTTTTATCAGTAAATCAATAAGATACGGTTATTTTTCGCCAATAACTCATAAATAATGGATTAGCATTATCAGTCAGTTACAAGTGCAGCAATGTTCCAATGGCGACACTTTTGACGACGGAATGATTTGATTTCCCTCACATAAAAATTTCATTCGCAAATGTTAAAATAACCACTCTTTCGGAGAACATCTATCTTGCTTTTATGACAAAGAGGAATTTATGGCAGACATCGTCACAGGGCTAACCGCACTCAAAACTGCATTTGATTTAGCTAAAGATATTAAAAATGCCACTGGCGCCTATAATGATGCCGAGATGAGACTTAAGTTCAGCGAGCTATACACCGCACTTTCTGAAGCTAAGATAGAATTAGCAGATGCTCAAATTGAAATGTACGACTTAAAGCGTAGGGTTGATGAGTTGCAAGCAAAACTTGATGCATCTGATGAGCTTGAGTATCGGGATAATGTTTATTGGAGAGCTACACCTATTGATGGCAAACCAAACGGACCTTTCTGCCCAAAATGTTATGAGAGTTCAGTAAAAAAAATGTCGTCAATGAGTGCAGTGACTGGCCATGCAACAATTGCAGGGAGATACAAATGTAATTCTTGCAATACGTATGTAAGATAAAATTCCATCATGGGTACTGGGGGCCAAATACTCTCGTGCCGACATAACCTCTCCAAAAACCAGCCTATTACGGCTGGTTTTTATACCAGTTTTTCTGAACGGGAAAGCAACTGGGCAATAATCGGAAAAAAATCCGACATTTCAGCTTTTCACATCACCGGACAATCATCAAACTCCGCGTTCCTGGCATCATTAATGATGTAAGTAATCACCCCGAATATAGCGGGTGCAGAACCGTAACCGTCATCATCTACTGGTAGCGCCTCCCTTCTCCCGCTCTCCAGATTAATCAGGTGGGGTTGAGGGTGAGTCCGATATCGCTTGATCCTGAACTCCCCGTCGATTGCACATATCAGCAGTGAGCCATCGCAGGCAGTAAGTGACGCATCAACAACCAGCAGCGCCCCCTGGAGTATCCCTTCCCTGAAATGTGAACGCGATGCCCGCATGAAGTAAGTCGCTGCTGGCTGGCTGATAAGCTGCTGATCGAGGGAGATCCTCGTTTCAACGTAATCGCTGGCCGGTGAAGGGAAGCCCATGGCTAAAGTCCTCCGTTTGGATTGAACAGCTGAAAGGTTCGGTTCTCGCCTTCCTGCGTTGATACATCGCGGAATGTTGTCACATAACATTCTATCCAATCGCTGGCCTGCTTCATCGTCCAGTGCCAGTTAACCTTACTCAGCTCCTGGACAAACCGCTGTGTGGTGACAGTTTTCCGACCATTCGGTTCTCGCTGTATCGAAGCATGCCAGGCTATTTCAATATTGCTACGTCGTGGCATCATTTAACCCCCTCTTGAATACCGGATATAAACACAGTATAAATACTGTACATCCATCCAGTAAAGAGGCAATGAGCAATGTTCGTGGAACTCGTTTATGACAAAAGGAATTTTGATGGTCTGCCCGGTGCAAAAGATATCATTCTGGGTGAATTGACTAAGAGGGTTCACCGGATCTTCCCCGATGCTGATGTCCGGGTTAAACCGATGATGACACTGCCAGCGATCAACACTGACGCCAGCAAGCACGAGAAGGAACAGATAAGCCGGGCGGTTCAGGAAATGTTTGAGGAAGCTGAGTTCTGGTTAGCTGAAGATTAACATTCGGGTGCGCCTGGCTGTAAGTATTTCTACATCTACCACAGCTGGGCGTTCTGATAATTTTCTATACGCTCCTGCTCAGCCTGCTCCAGCGCGACTCTCATCTCTTCCTGATGCTGATTCCGGATACTGTCTGCTGGCATTTCAACACGCAGATCCACCCAACGCCCTGCAGGGATATCGACAGGTTCCCCATTTTTTACCGTTTCGATAAAATTCCCATCATCAGACTCGTAGCCAATTAAATTACGAGCAAACTCCGGTGCTGACGGATGTGTCCGGTGATACGTTTTCAGCAGAATGGAACCGTCTGATTCAATTTTATAATCCACCCACAGCAGGGGTTGTTTGTTTCGGTCGAGCGGTATCTCAATGCCTCCATCGATCCCCCCCCATTCAGGAGTTGAGTTGAAGCCCAAAACACCGGAAATACGATAAACGCCAAGGTCAAGACGTTCTGTCGAAGCTCCTTCAGCCTGGTAGTTAACCTCCGCCGATCCGTCTCCTTTCAGTTTAACAATCGGAGATGCTTTTTTAATGAACCCGTTGCTGTCCACCGTGGTGTTGGCAGTGTCGTACATTGTCCGCGAGAATACTCCGACACCTGCCTGGGCCGATATAACCGTCACTGTACCAGACGGTGAGTAAGGTATCTGAATCGCCCCGGCTGTATCTCCCGTTTGTAACCACAGACTCGCACCGAATGTTGTGGACGGAACACCCGGTGGGGTAGTGTTATTTCGAAATACGCAGGATCCATAATTAATAAGTGCCGAATAAATGTCATTATTCGAAGCGGCATTTATAACAACATGCCCCGCTGTACCATACCCAAACCCCCACATACTACCAACAAGAGGTACATTCCCATCCTGTGTGCCTGCGTTTCTTGTTGCTGCGGTTCCCAAACCAAGAGATGTTCTGGCCCCTGAACTGGTTGTTGCCCCAGTCCCTCCCTGGTTAACAGGGACGGCCCCGTTACTTTTTGTTGCCATATTATCGGCAAGGTATTTCCAGGATGGGCCGGTAAACGTTGATTGGTCAGGTAACTTTACAGTTATTGTCCCGGTACCGCTGAATACCTGCTGCCAGTTCTGTTTGTCGTAGTTCAGGCCGCGAAGCGCCTCTGCGCTCTGGGTAACCAGTGCAGCGGTAACCATATTCAGCGCTACGCGGGGAACGGCTGACCAGGCGGCGCCTGATTGTGTGGGTCCGGTATAATTACTGACGAGCGTCAACGCTGTACCACTTTCCACGGACTTAACCGGGAGCGTATAGGGAATGCCGCCGACAGTGACAACAATAAAATCTCCGGCCGCCACCTCTGTGGTAAATGACGTTCCTGCCCCTGATACCAGAGCAGAGTTATTCGTCAGGGTTAAGGTTCCTGCTGACATACGTTTTCCTCAGTACATATTGGGAAGAATGAGAATGGGCATGGTGATATTTCTGTTTCTGGTCATATCCCATGAACCGGAGTTATGGTTAGCAAAGACTTTGTTGTAGGCTGACCTGACATTACCACCGGACATCACGACGCCCTTCGTCCGTATGTTTCCGTAACCGCCATCCATACGAACCTGCACGCCGGTATAAACTATCTGGCAGAACCCGCCGCCAATATTCTGGAAAGCATCGGTGATCTGAATTTGACGGTCATACACAAATGGGCGTTTCAGCGTGGAGAACGTGACCTGACCTGCTGCGTTGGTCATCGTAATACCGTCTCCGCCAACTGGTGCGGTCTGGTTGAATATCACCAGGTCTATCGTCGCCGTTCCGGCCACGTCGTCCCGCCCTGTGTAGGAAATATCGCGAACGATGATACTGGTGCCATCAAACCCCACCGACACATTCGGGTTATCCCATTTGCCGAAAGGAATACCGCTGACCGGAAGCGCAGCGCTGCCGCTAACCGTAATGCGCCCGGAATAAGCGCAGGTCATCAGCGCAGCCTGATTGGATATAGCGGTAAAGTCAGTCGAGTTTGAAACCAGTAAACCTTCGTTATACGTCGCCGCAGGCAGCAGCTCCATAACGTAGCCTGACCAGTCAGGGACAATGCTTTTCCCACCGATTGTCTCAGTCCCGATAATCACCCCTGAATCACCGTTTCGGGTGACGCTGCTCATTATGGCCACATCAAATTCAGCAAAGGAATAGATGTAAATGGGATTGGTTGGCACCACGATAGCCTGTGAGCCAGGAACGAGTGGCGTATTGACAGGGTACTGCATGAACTGGGATGACCAGCCCGAGAACGATGTACAAAAACTCGGGGCTCGCAGCCCCGCAGTAATTGCCATCACCGGACGTCCATCGTTATAGTCGATTAATATCCCCTCCGGCATATCACCACCTCCCGACTACAACCCGACCACCACCGGACAAATTGACCGTCAGCCCATTCCCGTTGATGACGACAGTGTTATTGGTGCCGTTAAATGCAAAATTACCGTTGTTGGCATAAATTGAACCACGGACAGTGACATCATTGAATGTCGCATAGCCTGATTTGTTGATATGCCAACCAACATTACCGGTACCATCCCAGGTGTTAGACTGAATGTAATTACCAATTTTTGTATTGATAATAGTGCCATCCTGGATGAAGCCAGAACTGATAAACACCTGACCATTAACAACAGCAAAGGGTGAATACTGCGTATCACCGCTGCCACTCATCAGGACGAACTGGTTGGCGTTAAATCCGACGCGAGTGACCACCGGCTTACCCGCTTCGGCCAGTACCGCAATTGATATCCCGGCACTGTAAAAAATACCGTTGATGCGCACTCCGGCTTTCAGGGTATGAATAGCCGTCGCACCCGAAGCATCGACAGTAGCAGTCAGTTTGTCCTCGAGAGAGGCTGTCACATCTTTAATCTGCGCCTGTACCTGGGTGGTCATTTCAGCCATCGCTTTATCAACATCAGCAATGGTCGTTTTGACCACCAGAATATCCGCGCGGACTTCACCATACTGCGCCCACTGATGTTCAGCCGTTGCGTGGTTGGCCAGCGCGTTCTGCAATGCGGCTTCGAGGTTGGTATCAATGTCGCTTGTCAGGCGGTCACCGTCTGCAGACGTCAGGAAGTCATCAGCAATATCGCCCAGGTAGTCGTCAGCATTCGCATTAGATTCACCACGAACCCAGTCGGTCCAGTCACTCTGATTACCAATACGGTCGACCAGGCGAGCCCGGTACCAAAATTCAACACCAGCCTTTAAGCCCAGTTGTGTGTAGGTGTGTTGCGGATAAGGAACTCCGGCAAGCAGCAGAGGGTTATCCCCATTGCCGTTTACTGAATACTGCAACTCAGTCTGGAGGGTGTCACCTGTATCAACCGGGAAGGACCAGTCAACCTGAATACCCCAGTTGATTGCTGTGGTGCGCAGACCAACCGGTTTGGGAACTTCCCCTGTACGCCCAGTGAGATGAGTCAGAACAGAAGATGCCCACAAACTGGAAGCGCCACCAGAATTAATAGCGCGGACTCGCACAAGGTAATCACCGGAAAAAATTCCGGAGACCTCTATATTGCGTAGGCCTGCTTCGGGAATATTGATCCACTCATTATCACCACGTTTCCACTGTGCCTGATACGCGACGATATCAGCCTGAGGTTTCCCGTTTTTATCTACTGGCGCATCCCAACTCGCAACCATAGTGGCGATACGCTGCCCCTGGCGGACCGAATCGTAGCTGCTAATTGCGATGTTCGACGGTTGCCCTACCAGGCCTGTCGGTATCAGACTGATCGGTGGCGTATCCAGTCGGGCATTGTTATCAACGGCATCATATTTCGCCCCGTTGTACTCTGCACCGGTGATACTATAGGTGTTCTCCTCATCGTTAAATGTCAGATTGGTTACACGGAAATACTGGAGGCGCAACTGACCTGCATCGATAACAAAAATGGCATTAGGTAATGGCTCAGCAGTAAAGGCAGTTGCCAGTATCAGTTGCTGGCCATTAACTGCCTGGATGGTTCGGCTCTCAACGGTACCACCCTGAGTACGAATCATCAGAGTGTCGCCAGGTACGGCACTTGTACCCCGATCGGTAGTTACAGATTTCAGCGCGGCGTTGTAATCAGTGATACGTCCACCATAGACACGGCCAGATAGCCGTTCATCTGCAAACGCAAATACGGTCCCAGGCACATAAGCGAAGCCATCAAGTCCCGTCTGAACAGTGATAATGCGATCCAGCGAGTTGGAGTAGACGGCCCACCCTCCGCGGCGCTGCGCCTCGCTTTCGCGCGTGCATCCGATTGCAGTGAGTTGTGTCTGCTTAAACTTGAACTGTTTTACCAGGTCAGGAAACATTACTGCTGTAGTTCGGTCCTGATAGTGATTCTCCGGATCGCTAAAGTTAATCAGCGCTGAGCTATATCGGTTCTTTTCACTTCCGCTGGAGTACGTTGGCTTACCGACAACAGAAGCTCGAGTGAGTATCTGAAGTTTTGACGTATCCGCAGGCATATCAGAGACAACATTGAACATATTGTTGCCCCAGAACGTCATGCCATTGAAACCAGCCGCAATATCCTTAATCACCTGCCAGGCATCGGCCTGAGCCTGGATATAAACGTCAAACATAAAGCGAGGCTCGGTACCGCTGCCACCCTTACCATCCGCCACCTTCTGGTCGCAGCGCTGGGCAATACGATATAACTCCCATTTATCGAGCATCGCTGGCGTAACCCTGCGACCCAGGCCGAAGCGAGGTTCAGTAAGAATATCGAACCAGATCCATGCAGGATTATTCGTCCATCCCCACTTGAATGTACCGTCCCATGTACCGCCATAAGTGCGTGTAATCGGATCGTAGTTCTGAGGGATGCGGATTACCCGACCTTTAGGTTTACAAGAAATCTTCGGGATATTGCTGAATGACTTTGCGTTGAATGACACATACAGCAGCGCAGTATGCGGATAGCGCAGGCGAGCATCTATCACCTCGGTGATCGCCTGTACCTGCGTTTTGTTCTGGAGCATCTGGCTGGTACTGTCGTCGGTATCGCGCACGACCCGAATCTGCCAGCCTGTGTTCGCTTTCGGCAGGTTAATACGGTGTGTCAATTCATAGAGAGAGCTGAGTTTCTCCGTAACCGTTTTGGTCATTACCGTCGCGTAAACCCCACCATCAATGGCAAGATCGATATGGTACTGAACAGTTGTGCCAACGATATCGCCATCATTCTCCTGCTGCTGAAGCCCATTAATACCGACACGCACCAGAACAGCATCGATTTGGGTATTGCTAATTGCCCTTGTCCATGGAGCGACTTTCGTCAGCGAAACACCAATGCTGGTTTCGTTTTCTACCGCAGGAAAGCCGGGGATCGTTGTCTGAATCTGAGTTCCCGGGCGAAAATCCCATGACACATTCTCAAAATTCATAGAGCCATCAGAATTGCCCAGCGGCGTACCATCCAGGAAAATGCGCGTGGCATCCAACCCACCTGCAAACTCACCTTCCCCCAGAGCCAGAAGCATGCGGCAGCGAGCCATTGACTGCGCGGAGTCCGGCTGTTCTACAGGTGTATGCTGTTTTTGGCTGCCGCCCTTCGCACCAGTAATCGTTGCCATATTGCATCCATAAAAAAAGCACCCAATTGGGTGCTAATTGAAAGATAAGGAGTCTTCAGATATCTTCGGCGACAATCCCTGCACTGATGATGGCGCCGCCAATCTCGCGCTCACCGTAGAGCACCGCTACCGGGTTACCCATGGCAAGAATGTTTACCGAACCACCGAAAGCATAGCTGGGTTTATTATCAGGGTCATCACGTCCCTGTAGTCCTCTCGATTGAGGTGATAGCATTTGGTAAATGCCACCGGCCATCATGCCAACACCACCAGCAGCAAGGCTCGCGCCAAAGGTGGCAAGCGCTCCGGAACTGAAATATGATATGGCTATTCCCGCGACCACCATCACAGCACCGAGGATAGTCTGGAATATCCCTGCTTTTTTCGCTCCCTCCATTACAGGTGCAATACGGATATCACTATCCCCCGCCAGTTCTTTAAAGTCCTTCACGCCGATATTGCGTTTCCCACGAAACACGGCGAAAGTCATTCCGTTCTTTTTGGCGTCATAAAGATATTGCTCCAGCCCGTCGAAATTGATGCACAGGGCTTTCACCGCTTCCGCGGACGTTTGCACTGCCAACTTATGCACTCGTCCAAATCGCGCACCCAGCGCACCGTACAGGCGAATAGTTGTTAACCGCGCCATGGTTTTATCTCCTGAGGTAAGTTTTTATGTCGGACGCATATCATCGTCCGGTCTTTGAAATAGCCGCGCGAGTATGGCGTGATGCATGACGGCTGGCCGTAGAGGTGATGCAGCAATTCACCCTCTTCAGTAATGATTCCCGCATGGTTCCACTTACCGGATTCAACCTGCATGATGACCATACAGCCTGGCGATGGGTCGCATTCGACAAACCCCTCCCGCTCCCAGTTATCGAAATACAGGTTGTCTGGGTAGTGGCTTTCCCACCAAGGGTAGTCGACCCGGAAATCATTCAGCGTTACACCCTGGGTGGCATGCCAGTGCATTATCAGCCCCCAGCAATCGTGCGAGCCAAGGATGAATGGACGGCCAAGTAGCGGGATGGAACCCGGTGTTATCTCAGCATATTCATCACAGTCTGGCGCGTAGACACCCCAGACCACACCGGACTGGTTGCACTGCTGCCGGTCAAGGTCTGATGGGATAGCTCTGGCACCATCACCTGGGTGCGAATGAATCACGCGGATAATAGTGCCGATGTCTTCAGCATTCGCCCACTGCTCAGCATCAATGCGGAAATGCTCTATCGGATTATCGTGACTATTCGGTACCGGGAAGTAACGCTGACGCCGTCCTGACTGAATGACAAAGCCGCAGCACTCGCGTGGCGATTCCTCCAGAGCATGCTTCCGGATGGCATTCATTATCGTTTTGTTCATTTTGAAGTCCGGTTATCGGGAGAAGAGAACAGTTGCCGGGAACCCGCCAAAATCAAGAATAGCAGCGTTTGGCTCAGCCAGCCCCGATCCAAAGCGCTTGCGGCAATCGCTCAGGCAGCCGCCGCATACATCCAGCGCAGGGTCAGCGACCGCATTCCCCTTCGCATCAAAATATGCTGTTCCATTGTAGGTGCAGCCGTCACCGCTTCGGTACTGGCCGCGCAGCGCCCACTCGCACAGCGATGTAATTTGACGGGTGGGAATAACCAGGTTCTGCAAATCCGCTGGGCTACTCAACGCCCACGTCACCACTTCATCATCTTCAGAGGTTTTGGTGTCCAGCCAGAAGGTCTGGAGCGTGAACATTGTCGGGTCTGCCGTCGGGTTCACGCCGCCTGGGAAGTTAACCGCGTCCAGATAAACGGCGTAGGTGTCGATGATGCTTATCTTCGCGTTAACCATGTCCTTGAACTGCAGGCAGAGCGCAGTGATATGCCCGTCAAGGTTCGATACGCTAAGTTTCGGCTCAGCGGCCTGGTCGGTCGAGAGAGCGAGGTCAGAAATCTGGAATGGCCAGAAGTCGAAGGTTTTACCATCCCAAAATATGGGCTTTGGTCCAAGTTTAGTCTCATCGCCTTTCGCCGCTTCGATCTCGGCGGGTGTATGGGGAAATGGACTGTAGTGGAAGCGATGAATACCGCCACTGAACTCTGAAGCATCTACTTCAACCAGCCGGACTCTACCGCCCGGCGCCAGCATTGCAGCTGTATCAATCAGTGCTGTCATGCTCCACCTCAGGCATAGACGCCATAGGCGCGCTTAATCGTGAATGTAAGCTCAGCGAATTTGCTGCTAATCTGGTTTTTGCGCACGGAGTCGGCGACAACGCGGTACAGTCCTTTCTCTTCGCCCGGCGGCGTGATGATGAAAGCCTTAACGGTATGCGCCAGGAGAAAGTCCCGAACGGTATTCACTTCAGAATCAGCGCCCACATGCTTCATTGGTACCTGAATAGCCGTCGAGTTAATGCCGTTCTCGGCCACCTGCTCGTAGCCATCACCGAACTGCGCAGAGCGTATTGTTTGACTGTATTCTACGGCCCCCGCGCCGAGCTGCGAGTGCCAGTTGTAGGTTTCAACTGCCATATTTGCTCCATAAAAAAACCCAGCCGGAGCTGGGTTAAAAGATAGGTTATTTATTTGGCTAATGAAAAATTGACCTGAAACAACGTCATTGAAAAAAGAATTAGTTACTTCACATATATAAAATGATGAAATATGCGACACTCCGTCGATATTTTTATCCATCATAGCTAACCAATTCACAGGGATAGTTTAATGAATATTGTGCATTATGCAGCCATTGGAGCTGTAGCTTTCGTAGTTGTTCTAACGATTTTGGTGATTAACATCATTAAATTAAAGTCAGCAAGGGCTGATGCAGCAGAAAAGGCAGCAAAACTTGAGCGCTACGCGACAATCACCAATGCTGAAACAGAAGCTGAACGAATCGTGAACGCAGCTAAGCAAACCGCAGAAGAGTTAATTATTGATTCGCAAAACAACCTTGACGAAGCAAAAGCTGTGGCAACCAAAACTATTGCAGCCAGTGAAAAAGATGCAAAATCTATAACTCAGCGTGCGGAGGATATTCTATCAGATGCTCGTTTAGCAGCTAAGCGAATGAACGCAGAAGCGCTAACTGCTGTAGAAACACAAAGAGTCAAGCGTACAGAAATTGAGAAGCAGATTGATGAGCTGCGCAAATCCTATCGTGAGAAAAAAATTACTTACGATGAGTTGGAAGAAGCGCTATCAATCTATAAAGATGATATGGAATTTGCCGACATGGGGTTCTATGCACCACACTTCGATTTTGAAACATCGGCCAGTTTTCAGGATGCGATCAAGGCATGTCGCGAACGACAAAAAAATCTGCTACGTGACAAAACTGAATTTGGCGCAATACATTGCCCTACTGAATGGACGGTAGGTGGCTCTAAAAGCGAAGGTCGGAAAATGACCACTCGCGGCATTCAGATGACAGCACGTGCATTCAACGGTGAATGTGATGCAGCTATTGCAAACTGTACATTTAAAAACGTTTATCAAATGGAGCAAAGAATTTATAAAGCATTTGATGCCTTGAATAAGATGAATGAGGTTAACCAGATTTACATTAATCGTGCTTTTTTAGATTTGAAGCTAGATGAACTTCGACTTACACATGAATATCGTTTAAAAAAACAAGAAGAAAGAGAAGAACAACGTGAAATCCGCGCTCAGATGGCTGAGGAGAAGCGAGCTCAAGCCGAAATTGATCGTGCACTTCGAGAGGCCGAAGATGAAGAGCGTCGCGCCCAAAAAGCGTTGGATAAAGCCCGTAAAGAAATGGAATCGAAGCTAGCCCAAATGACAGCTGAGCAAGTAGAGAAGCACCAAGCTAAGGTATCCGAACTAGAGCATGCCTTAGAAGAGGCGTTGTTGAAAGGCCAAAAAGCTCTTTCAATGGCTCAGCAAACTAAACGCGGTCATGTGTACGTTATTTCTAATATTGGTTCGTTTGGTGATGATGTTTTTAAAATAGGAATGACGCGTCGACTTGATCCTCAAGATCGAGTGGATGAACTGGGTAGTGCATCAGTTCCATTCCTGTTCGATGTTCATGCAATGATTTTCAGTGAAGATGCCCCAGCAATGGAAAGCATGCTCCATCAGCGTTTCAATGAGCAACGCACTAACCTAGTTAATAAGCGTAAAGAGTTTTTCAATGTAAAATTAAGCGATATTAAAGATGCTGTATTTGAGATTGCAGGAAATGATGTAGATTTTATCGAAACAGCAACTGCTCAGCATTATTATGAAACAAAGGCAATTCGTAAGCAGAAAGCGGATATCATTTCAGTTGTTCCTCAAGAGGAAAAACTACCTAGATTTGCGGACGCAATATAACATTTCAATGACAAATTTAAGGGCGGTTTTTAATCGCCCTTTTATGTTAAAAGTCATTAGTTACATGTTTTTGTAATAGCCGACTTTAGAATCAAAGTCCTGTTTTGCGAGAGGCGTTTGGCTTGTCACATAAGTCTCCCAAGAGCTGTACGCCTCTACGAGCGCGCGCTTTTCTTCTGCATCCTTAGTGCTCGATTTCATTATTTCAAACACTCCAGAAGCATTCTCTTTGCGTTTGTTTTTTCTGTTAGCGCCGCAAGTCGCTATTGCATCGGCTACAGAATCATTCCACCCAACCAACTGCAGGATCTCCATTCTCTTTTGAATCACGAACTGATCCGCAGACGCATTCCGTGCCTGAGTCGACAGGTATTCAGCAAACTCCATTTTGTTCATTGGCACCTTTGAGACTGGCTCAATATTTACGTCACACTTCGAAAGCTCATTATACTTGGCTTGTTTTTGCGCGTTGTTGACTGGAGCATTACCCGCGCACGCAGAAAGAGCCATTGCTAACACCACTGTCGTGAAGACCTTTTTCATTATCATCCCCTGATTAGTATGGTTTTGACATAATAACCAGGGGAGGCATCGGTGTAACCAGGTACGGGTGATATTGCCATATCAGAATTTAAGACGATGCCTATTTTGACTGGAACTGCCTACCAAGGAGGCCATCACTTCGAGTTGCCCTCATAAGGATCTCCGTCACCTTAGTTTCTATTTCCTTCCCTAACGCCCGCGCTGCGGCGTCTCCGTCTCCAGATGTGTTAGATGTTGCATTGCCCTTATTATCGACATAAATATCAATGTTGACCTGCGGCTGGGCTCCACCTCCACCCTGCGCCCTGACACCAAGTCTTCCAGCAGAATCCCGTGTCAGCGGCATGATGGCCTCTTCGCCAGCCTCAGCAAATACTCCGCCTTTGGCGAATTTAGATGCCCCCTGGAAAGTGAAATACTGAGGAGAGTCGTAGACGCCATTCACGTACTTACTGAGGCCCGGAGACTCATAGACTCCGCCTTTTGCGTTCGGGGTGAATGATGGAACAGCGAATGATTGCCCGCCCCCAGCCGAAGTACCAGAGCCACCACTGATCCACCCCATTGCGGCCTGCACTGCATATGCAACCATGAGGCGGTTCGTCACATCAAGGATCATCTTGAGCATGGATTTGCCGAATTCTTTAACTGATGCTTTGCCAGTGGTCATCAGCTCAGTCAGCATGTCGCTCAAGCCGGTCAACGTGGAGCTGGCGACGTTCTTCACGGCGTCATAGGTATTGGTGGCGGCCTCAAGATATTCATTCCAGCCACTAACTGCCCCTGCTTTCCAGTCACCCCGCAGCTTATCCTCTTCGGCGTAGTAGTTACGAAGAGCTGCCAGCTCTTTCTCGTAGCCAGCATCCTCTAGTTTACCACCACCATTGATCCATCCCTGACGAAGCTGCGCCTCTTCATTCATTCTCTGGGCCATGCGACTGCTTAAACCCGACCCGCTACGTAACGCCTCAGATTTTTCAGTCATCTGCGTGACATACTTATTTGCCTGTTGTGCCAGGCCGTTAATCTTCTGTTGTACCTCTACTTCTTTGTTCTTCTGATCCACAACCTTCGCGGCATTCAGAATGGCTTCCCGGCTAGACAGAAGAGATTTCTCCTGTGCGGTGAGGGCTCGGGTTTTGGCGGCCTCGTCCAGTTCCGCAAAACGTGACTGCTGCTTGCCCAGTTCGGTGTTTTTGGCGTGAATATCGCCGGTCTGACGCAGGGTTTCGAGGGTTTCCGTTAAGGTCCTTGCCTGCGCCCGGTAGTTCTCCAGAGTGCGATCGCCAGCATCCAGCGTGGCTTTGGCTTCTTTGGTCTTTTTGGCTGAGTCTTGTGCAAGCTTCGAGACTGCGTCTCTTGATTCTCGACTTGTTCCGCCATCACCTTTTACGTTAGACCCTCGCGCTTCAGCCTCATAGTTTGCCTGTGCGTTAGGCGCAGTGACGCGCTTCCAAAGCTCGTTATAGCGTTTTTTGTTCGCCTCAATCTCTTTGTCCGCTTCCGCTCCAGCCTTTTTCATTGCCTCAACGTCCATGCCGAGGAAATTAGCTAATGCACCGCCACCTGGTATCTTTTCTGCCCAGCCAGCAACAGTTCCTGTGAACTTGGCATCAAGTGATGTGATGTTGAGAAACAGGTCTTTTATTGATGCTTCTACCAGGTTAAAGATATCGATAACCTGGTTTCCCCAAGCCCGGACAGTAATCCCTATATCATCAAACGTGTCTGATGCTGTTTTCTTTAGCCACTGCCAAGTCTGTCCAATGTTATCCGTCGCCTTATTCGTCTCCTCAGCGCGTTTAGCCATAACATCAGCGTAAAGTTGAATCGCCTCCGATACTGCAGCCTCTTCACCCTTCTGCTTACGCAGCTGGATGATGTGCTTCATCATAGCTTCATCAACAAAGCCATACTGCTCATTCAGACTCGCCAGGCCTTTTACCGGGTCGCTGACAATCTTGCCGAAGTCGGACATTGCCGCTTTAGTGTCGCTGCCAGCCTTACCCATCAGGGTGATGGACGTGGCGATCTGCTTCATCTGGTTGGCGGTATATTTGCCAGTGTCATTCAGCGTAACCAACGTATCGACGGTAGAGCTGATAGATGTGTTCGTATTACCGGCCACCTCTTCGGCAGCCTGATTGAGCTGCTGCATTGAGGAGAAACCAGCGCCACCCATCATGATGACCGAACGAGCTACCTGGTCGAATTGCTCTGATGAATTGTATGCCGCGGCAGCCAGCAGGCCGATCGTACCAATCAGACCAGCAAGTGCGATCGTGGTTGGGTTAATCATCCCAGCCATGCTGCGGATGTATTCGCCGACGCCGGATAGCGCCCCCTGAACCGAGCCGAACTGGTCTTTAATCTGTCCGCCCTGTTGCAGCAGGATCAGGAACGGCGACTGACCACCAGCCAGTTGAGTAGCAATATCGGTGAACTGAGCAGGCAGCGTACGCATCGCTGCGCTGTACTGGCCTACAGAGATACCAGCCCGCCGTGCAGCTAACTCCTGCCGCGATAACGCCTCAGGCAGCACGTCTGCCACGCCAGAGAGTCGCTCACGCGTCTGGTTGAGGATGCTGTTGAAGTGCTCGAATTGAGCGCCATTGATGCGCCCTGACTCGAAATGGGCCACCAGCTGCGCATGCTGCTCATCCAGCGAGTTGAACGCGCGGATCGTCGGGTCGATGGAGCCCAGCAGGTTCTTCAGCGCGGCGGACTGCTTCTCGGCGGCTTGGGTGGCGGCCAGTTCGGCCTGAGCCCTCGCTGCTGCTTCGCCGGTATCCGTCAGCTTAAGCCGGGTGTCGTCCAGAATTTTGTTGTAAGCCTGAAAGGTATCAGTATCCAGAAAGCCTTTGGTCTGAAAGTTACGCAGCGCGGCCTGCTGTTCGTCCAGCCGGTTCAACGCTTTGTTTACTGGATCGATATTCTCCAGCAGCCCTTTGAGCGCGTTCTGCTGCTCCTTGAGTCCTTCACTGCCTTGCTTCGCAGATTCAGCGCCAGCGCGAAACACGCTATTCAGATCATCTGCTTTATCTACAGCACTGGCCGCCGCCTGGCCGAGTTTATCCAGTTCGTTGCTGGCTGTTTTCAGGTCAGAAACATCGGCCCGCAAAGTAATCGAGGCGATCTGGTCTGTCATTATTTCGTCTCCTTATGCATTACCTTGAGAGCCTCGCTTTCCATAATTTGAAGATCAGCCATGCAGGCCGCCGCATCCTCAACCCCGTGTAACTCGAACATCCAGGGGAGAACGTTGTAATCAAGGCCGGTCACCCCGCTCGCGCCGACTCGCCACTGGGTCGCCAGGGAAGAGAAGATGGTGAAGGACCTCCACACCGAGGGCAGGATCCCCACCTCTTCCTCCACGTCCTCAGGCGTCAAACCAAAAGCGCTCAGCTCCGCGAGCGTCGGTCCCGGCGTATACAATGCTGCGGCGACCTGCCTCAGTTTTTTTTGCGGATACCCATAAGCTCTTTGGTGTAGGCCAGACCGATGCTGTCGAACGCGCGAGGATAGTTCTTCAGGAGGACAATTACGTTATCGCGGGTGAACTCGTCAGGTAGCGCCCAGCCTTCGACAATTTCCATCAGGTAGTCGGCCTGTGGCTCGATAGCAGCCTTTTTACCTTCAGCGGCCTTTTGCAACTTCTCATCCAGGGTGCGCAGCTCTTCCAGCGTCTTATGGCGGAAGGTGAAGGTCAGTTTGCCGTCTTCGGTGCCAGCTCGCGGGATACTGGCTGTCACGGAAAAAGTTGGGTTCGGGATCAGGGAGAATTTGGTCATTTGTTTATCTCGGTAAGGCCCGGATTACCGGGCCAGATTAATCAAGTAATGCTGACGGTGCATCCGGCAGAAGTGAGCGTCTTCCCTGCGGCGTCGGTAACTTCACAGGTATACACCCCAGCATCAGAAGACTGAGCGGACGGAATGTTGAGCGTGGATGCGGTTTTGCCCGGAATGGCTGTGCCGTCTTTCTTCCACACATAGGTGTATGGCGCGGAACCACCCTGCATGACCACCGACAGATCCAGAGCTGCATTAGCAGCAACAGACTTGGTTGCTGGCAGGTCAGTCAGGAACGCCAGAGGTGTAGCGGAGGAGTCAGCGATCGGGTAAATCTGCATATCCGATTCGAAGTTCATGCGCGCTTCATTACTTTCAACAGCGTTGATTTCAGTACGTGGTACACGCTGGAACGATACTTTGGCGGAGTAATAACGATCTGCTTTGCCGCGCGGATTATGGAACCAGATCGCCGTAGTATCGCTCGACTCGTCGAGTTCAATCAGGCGTTTGTAGATAGCCAACTGCGGGTCATGAGCGAAAGTGTAGACCTGCACCACGGCGTTTTTAAACGTCGGGATAGTACGGGCCTTATCATCCTCCAGGAACTGGATGCTGATAGTCTGCTGGTCGCCACCTTCGGTAGATAAGGTCATGACCTGAGGCATGGTGATCCACGAATCGATTTTACGAAGCGTACCCGCACCGGTACCTGCCGGAAATTTCGTGGTATCGGTGGTATCGAACGCTTCCAGCACGATTTTAGTACCGGTGACTGATTTGACGCGCACCACCATGTTGTCGAGCTTCAGCCAGCCAGAGCTGACCTGGACGACATCACCCGCGAGGATGCCAGCCGCAGAGGCAACGGTCAGTTCGCATTCCGTTGCATTGGACGCCGCAGTGAAGACAATCGGCGCAAGATAGGCCTTGGCCACGTTTACACGTGACCCGTTAGGGATTGCGAATGCCATAGCATTCTCCTGAATTTATGTAATAAAAAACCCGCCGAGTGACGGGTCAGTAATCAGCGCGGTATTGCATGCTGATGGGGATGGTATAGGTTATGGAGCCGCTGCTGCCGTTTGGTGCAGATGTCGGACGGTCCTGTATTGGTGAACGAATCTGTGGCGGCCCGTTGATGTAAGTCGTCAGGTCACCATCCACCAGCGGTAGCCCTTCGGGGAAAGCGTCAGCGATGGACTGAGCCAGTCCTCTGGCCTGAGTCACGCCGCTACCCGCCGGAGCGATGATGTTGAGCTGGAGAATGCCCTGATAGGTTCGCAGCTGGCCTTCCATATCTTGCCCGACTGTTTGAGCCGGCAAGATGTAAACGCGCCCGTACGGCGCATTATCCGGTGGAGTAAACACGATGTTCGGCCAGGCCACCGGCAGACCCAGCGAAGAGGATATAGCCGCAACGCGACCCTCCAGCAGGTCAGCGATCCGCATTGACTGGTCACCGGCCATTGCGCACCTCGCTCATTGCCTCACGGAACAGCTGCGCGGCATCCAGCGCAGTGATACCCACCATGCCGCCCGGCGCCTGACCGGAGTGCCCGTTCTCCAGGGCTACGGAGTAAGGCAGATTATTGGTGAAGTAAATCGAGCTGACCTGCCCCACCCGGAACACCTCCAGCACCGCCATACCCCGGGAGTTCGAACCCTGCCCCGATGCGTCTGGCGTATCGTTGGATTGGGTCGGCTGACTATCAAATCCCACGTACCAGTTATTTTTGAAACGGCCTCCAACATACCCATCAGGCTTTTTGATATCCATCGAATCGTTAACCGCTCGACCACGCTTCAGATATCCTGCCTTTGTGACGTTGGCCGGGTCATTGCGAAGCGCAGCATTATGGTCACGCACCGCAGCGTTATAGGCCACTGCGGTCTGGTTTACCTCCCATTTTTCCGGCTGCCCAATGGGTGACATATCAACGAGCTGCGCCAGAATTTTGATGCCCGTCAGGCGCACTACCTCCTCAGTCTCCTGCTTTGAGCCATCAACGAACAGCTGAATAGCAGCCAGAAACGGCTGATTAACAGAACTGGCCATCGTTACGCCCTCAGTTGGATGTTGTAGGAAATCAGCACATCTGCGGGCTTAACCGGATTCGGCTGAACCACGCGCCACTTTTTGCCGTCGATATCAATGAGGTCGCCAATGCGCACTTCCGTTTCAAACGTGGCCGCCAGCTTCTTATCGCCGGTGGCGATCAGGGAGCCGTCGATTTCGCGTGCGGAATATTCGGTGATGACGCCGGTGACGATCGCGATAACAGGCTCGGTGGTAATCTCTTTCCCGTACTGATCGCGGGTGGTGGTACCGCCTCGGGTCAGTTGGTAGGATTTGCCGTTATTCTTCAGGAGCCGCGTTGCCGTAGCGCGCATGCGGCGATAGTCGATTGCCATGCTACCCCCTTTCGACCCGGACCTGGTTGCCGCCCACTACAAGCCCGCGCAGTGCGGAATAGAACCATGGGAATGACGGAGAAGCTTTATTCGTTCCCGGCTCATACTGGACTGTTACCGCACCCTCAACGCGCTCCATCGTCACCGCCCCACCGCCAGCGACCGACGGGGTGAGGTCAATCTCCTGCGATTCGATAGCCAGGCGACATTGAGCATCAATCAGACGCTGTGGAATAGCATCATTCGGCAGGTCAACACCATCGAAGCGCACGCCGGAACGCGGCCAGGATAGAGGCTGTGATGCGCTGGAACGCTGACCGCGCCAGGCCTTCCCTTCCAGAAAGTCCATTGCCTGCATCAGCATCTGGCCGCACTCATCATCATCTGCAGGAATGCTATATCCGCGCCCGGCGGCAAATGCCCGCAGGTCTGACACGCTGGTGTAGCTGTTGAAGTCTGGAGAGTGGGGATCGGCAACCAGCATGTTTATTCCTCCAGACGCCAGTCCAGCGCCAGCCAGTTATCCACTTCATCAGGATGAACATCTGCGCGCAGCGGGCCGCCAGGGAATTCTGGGGAGTCACGTACCATGACCACCAGCTCAATACCCTGCTGTTCCTGCTGCTGTTCCTGCTGCTGTTCCTGCTGCTGTTCCTGCTGGGCAGGATTTTTATCAGCGGCCTGCTGAGCTGCAAGCTTTTCCGCTTCACGCTGAGAGCGCTGCTCTTTGGTTAATCCGGCCATTGGGCCTCCTGAAAAACAAAGGGGCCGAAGCCCCCTGGGTTAACCCATGATGATGGCGGAATGACGTGGCGCCACAGCAGCCACACCCCATGCCAGCCCCACTTCATAACGCACCTGACGGTACTGGCGGTACAGCGCCACCTGGAAAGTGATGCCAGATACCGGGTCGGTCACATTCATGACGTCATCAGCAGTATCGCCACCTTCAGGCATCGCCGGGGTACGGCTGGCCAGCAGGAATGCCCCGCGGTCAAACGCCATGTTCGGTACGAATTCGCTCAACACGGTGACATCAGCCTGATCTGCCAGATCCTGACGGAGGCCCGGCGCGCTAATAGTGATAGTGGAAGACGTAGCCGCAACGACCAGATACTGATTGTCATCACCGGCGAACTTCACCGCAGTACCTGCAGCGATACCGCCGGTACCGGCAGAGATAGCGATGATGATATCGCCCTCTTTCTTCGCGCCATTGACCTTATAGCCAGCAGCAGCGCTTTTCGCGGTACGCTTGATGCTGAAGGATTCGTGGAGGTTGAAGCCCATGATGCGACCGATAACACCTTCACGCAGCAGCTGGTCGGTTCCCGCTTCGTTCGCTTTGAAGAGGACAGCCTGTTTACCACGGATGGATGCCATCGCTTCGCCACCAAGCACCATACGCAAATCGGTAGTCGGCGCACCGTTATCGGTCAGGATTTGACGCGCCAACGCAGCATCAGTCAGATCGTCTTTGATGCTGAACGGGGTATTCTTCGGCGCGCCAACAGCGCGGGAGGAGTTGAGGTACAGCGCAGCGAGGTCTGCATCCACTTCGTTCGCCAGCGCTCGGAAAGCCTGCTTGAACTGGTCAGCCAGGATGGTGTTGTAGGTGCCAGCCGGGCCCAAAGCCAATTGCTCTTCACCATTCCATTTGACCGGGGCCATCTTGGATTTGGTGATTTTGACATCCACACCACCGATGGTCTGGTCGCCAGAATTAGGTGCTGACGGACCAGGGACAATATCTTCAGTGGTGGCTGCAGGTGCGACTGGCGCACGTACGGTCTGGTCTTTTGCAGCAGCATCCGCTTTCGCGTCACGCGCCACCGCAGGAATAAAACCAGTTTGCTCGCGGGACACTACGTCCAGCGCGGTATAGATGGTCGGGATCAGACCAGTAAGGGTATTGCCTGCCATTTATGGCTCCTTTCGATTTAATCGACGATGCTGACGCCGTCTTTCAGCGCTGCTTGCTTGCCAGCGTTATCCAGGGAATCAAACGCACCGCGTTTCATGGTTTTTTGCCCGGCCTGGTGCTGCGACTGGTGAGAGCCGCCGCCGCTGTTACCGGACGCTTTGAGGATGTAATCTTTCTGCGGATGCGACTCGACCAGAGACTCCAGGGCCTCATCAAAGCTGGCTAACTCGCCGGGCTTGGTGCGTGAGAACACCTTATTGCCCTGTCCGTCGTAGGCCACAACCTTCCCTTCTTCGATTTTGAAGTTCTGACCGAAGTAGGAACGCACGAACTCAGTCGGGATCGCCATCTTCTCGGAAATGAACTTAGAGCCACCGAAGCGGCCGCCGATCATCTCGTCGTAGAGTTGAGTTTCCAGCTGCTTGGTCTTGCCGTTCGCCTCGTCCAGCTGCTGTTGGAAAACTTTGGTGATCTCCGCCTTTACCTGGTCAACCGCACCAGCATCGATCAGTTTTTTTTGGTCGATTTTGGTCATCATTTCCAGGGCTTCGAGCGCCTTGGCCGGGTCGGTGATGCCAGAGAATTTCGCGAGGTTGGCTTCCGCCGCTTCCTTCGCTTCACGGTGAGTTTTCGCCTCGCCATTCAGAGAGGTGATTTTGGTCATCGCTGCGACCGCATCGAACGGGATTTCTTTGCCGTCATCATGGATGTACACAGGCATACCGTTTTCAACGACCACATTTCCGTTAGCATCAAGTTTCAGTTTCATTGTTTTTGCTCCAGCCTTCCGGCCATTGGTAATAGGTCATCCGACCCGATCACCGCGTCGCATCCGCTCAGCGGCAGGCATAAAAAAGGCCACCCGAAGGCAGCCTTGAGTTGAATTTTGTAATGCTCAGAGCTTATTGGTTATTTGCTCTGCGATTTTTGCGTCTTCTTCTGACAGCTCACCAGATAAGGCATAGGCAATCATCGCAATCATGATGAATTTGCGCTCAGCCTCAGTCAGGGTGACAGTTTTGTCTTTCTCGTTTTGCATGGTTAACCCTCAAACGCCGACGCATCCACGCGGCGCAGTTCATCCAGGGTGAGGAACTCCCCGGCATCGTTAAACATCTCCGGTACCGTGATTTTGCCGTCACGCAGCATCATGGCGCGGGTAACGCCCAGCACCTGCTCCTGCCGCACGTATGGCTGCCGCGCAAGCCAGTCGGCATAACTGGTATGCGCTGGTACCTGCCCGTCCATCGAGGCACGTGTAGCGCTGCTCATTTCGTCAGGCGGTATCTGCAACTCCTCCCACGATTTCGTAATGAGGATTTCACCGGACCGACAGCAGAAGTGGATTTTGCCGGGTCCGCGTAGATACGGGACCACATGCCCCAGCGGCTTGCCGTCGAGCGTGTAGAGTTTTCGGTCGCGAATGATGCACCACTGGCTCGTATGGGTGTCGAGCGTTGATGACCACTGCTTGGCCTTCACGATGTCGCTATTAGCCTGAGCGAACTCCTGGCGTGCTGTTGCGGCCATATGGTTCACCGCAGTGCGGGTCACCACGGCAAGGTCACGCCGGGAGGCGTTAATCACCCCATCTTCACGGTTGAGTTTCGGCGTACCAGCCACACGTTTAACAATCTGCTCTACCGTTTCGCCTTGGAGATACCCAGAACGCACAGCGTTAGTGATTTTGTCCAGTCGATCCGATTCTAGCTTCTGACCCCACTCCTTCAGCAATCGCCCCTGGAAGGGCTGCGCCACTGCCGCAGCGTAAACCTGCTCGGGTGCGATGCTCTGGAGCGGAGCATGCTGGAGAATCTGCTTGGGTATGATGCTGCTGAACAGGTCCAGTTGATACCCGGCTTCATACTCAACGTAGCGCGTCAGTTCGCGCGCCAGCGCAGTATTAACCGGTTCATAGGCCTGCTGGTTGAGGTCACGCACACCCACCAGCAATGACGCCAGGCGGCGGGCGCTGTACGTGTCAGCTCGCTTACCGTCCAGCAGCACCAGTAGTTTGGCTGCCAGGTCAGCATCAAGCCTGTTTAGCAATGCCACCATGCGCCGGGCGACGCCCGTGCCGTAGCGGTTCACGTACAGCCCGTGCGCTATCGTCTCATCCTGCAGGCGATCATTAACTGAACGGGCCATATCACACCTCGCCAGGCGGTGGTTCTGTCAGTGAAGCCGACTCAGCCAGCAGTTCGCTCAGCACCACATCTGGATCCGCATCGGCATCGATGATGTTCAGCTTCTGCAGAGACTTGATGGCGTCCACGCGACGGATATCACCGCCCTGGCGTAGCGACTGAATGGCCAGTGCAGCAGGAGGATTGAACTCTTTCGACTCGACATCCAGCTCGGTGCGGACATCGACGTTCCCCCCCTCAGATTCCCCGATGTACTCAGCCATAATTTGCAGGATGTTGTCGATCGCATCTTCCAGGCTTGTCGCCATGGTATAGAGCGGTGACTGCTCCTGCATTTTCTCTTCTGAGGTCTGGTCTACCGATTTGGTAGAGGTGTTTTCGGTGCGCAACAGCTTCGCACCCGCCTGTCGCATCTGCTCCACCAGCTCTGCCAGCGACTCTTTGCCGGCACCGATGGAGGAACCTGTGTGCTCGACGTATTCCAGACCCTGCCTTTGCCGATCGGAGAATGAAGTGGCAGAAGATGAGCCAATCACAAGTTCTTGCCCCTCCTCCAGCCCGAACACCGTGAGCAACGGCACTCTGGCGACGTGCAGGATGTTGTCCTGCTCGCTTTGACTCTGCCAGTGCTTGATATTCAGCAGAGCCATGTTGAGAAGCGGTGGTGAACCACACATAAACCCGGTGCGTTTGGTGTAGAGCGTGACCAGAGTGATATCCTGGCGGGATGTCTGCCACCCCTCGAATAGCGCCCAGTTCGCGGCACCGTCAGCATCCTTGGCCTTGCGGTAAATTTCCACCTTTCCAGGTGTCAGGTACCGTATTTGCTCGACCTTGGTCTGCCCGAAGTCGTCGCCGTCTTCGACCACAACCTCTTTGATACGCAGCGCAGTCAGCACCACTTTGCCGTCCACCATTTTAGACTTCCAGCCAATTACCTGGCGTGGATTGAGCATGGTGACATAGGGGCGCGCGCCGGTAGCTTTCTCTTCAGCTTTGGTTTTCACCTTTTCGGTGTCCACCCTGGGATAATCCACCAGCGCGTGGGAGAGTCCATACTGCATCGCCAGACCGAAGAATGCCTGAGCCCATACGTCCAGGCGCGTCCCCTCAAGATCGAAGTTTTTCGCATACTCTCGCAGCTGATCCGGCACATTCTCGGCAAGCTTAATAGGCTCGGCAAATACACGCCCGATGTTTTGCTTAATGGTCTCTTCGTAGGCTGGCAGAAGCGTGGCCACGGCGAGGCGTTTTTTGTAGTCCTCTTTGTCTTCTTTCGGCCAGCGCGGCAGATAAGTTTCGCCAAGTTGTCGCATATAGAGCGTGCCGCCCATCAGGGCATCGTTGATATCCCACGTCTCGACCATGTTCCCATAGTCCAGATTGGGTGTTGAGATGTCAGGCATGGAGTTACATCCGTAGTTGAGTGACTTTTCCGGTGGGTTTGATGATCGGGAATTGCTTCACGATGAAATAGCCACCAGCGTCGTTTGGGTGATCGTTGTCGGCTGATTTATCCGGCTCGCCGTTTGCCGCCCATACCTGCTGTTCAAGGCTGTCTGTATAGACCGGGCAGCGGGTCACGTTCACTTTGTAGCGTCGCTCGCCGTTACCGTTGCAGAACATGGCATTCACGGAGTTGATGCGGTCTTTCACAGGCGGGTTCGCAGCATTCACCACAACGCTGAATCCTGCCTGTTTAAGCTGCGCGATATCCGTGGCGCTGGCGTTGTTCGACTTGCGGGAATCACCGGAAGCATCCGGATAGATGTAAATTTGTCGGGAAGCGACATAACGCCCACCCTCGTAGCGCCAGAACTCTTCCTGGATACGCTTTATCATGGCTGGAGTGTCATAGACTTTCACCAGTTCGCGAACAGCGCGCGGTTCTCCACCTCGAAGCACGTGAACAATGGCCGCCATTTTCCCGACGTTGAAGTCCATACCGATGTACAGCGGTTCGCCCGCCAGTTCCTCATCAGTACAGTTGTTCAACCGGCGATCAAACTGGTGATAGATAGTCCCGCTGGTCAGGTTGGTAAACTTCCCGCGCAGATACGCCTTAATCAGCTCTGGCGGGTATGAATCCATCAGCGACGGGATATAGTCGTGCGGGAGGTTCGCTTCATTGTCGAAGGTTGAGGCCTGAATCAGGCCGTACAACGTTGCCAGCTCAGGTTTATCACGAACGGCTTTAACAAACTGCTGATAAACGAACTTGAACCCTTCCGGCGTGGTGGTGACATCGATGCCATTGCGCAGGCCGTCCACCTTGTAACGCATACGGGCGATGATTTTTCGCCATGCCTGCTGCGCTTTAGCGGCAGCCATAACGTCCAACTCATCAACCATCGCGTTGCCGATTTTAAAGCCGACAATTGAGCCTGGCTTTTCCATTGAGCGGCAAATCGTTGTGCCGCGATACTGGCGCCCGGCATAGAAGTGAACCTCTTTGTTCCCTTCGTTGATTTTTACGTTCATCCCCCAGTCGAAAGCCACTTCTTCCACTGTCGGATAGAAGATGTCGCGGATCTGCGGGTAGGTCGGTGCGAAGTATCCCTGGTTAATTTTGGGAAACTCCCACATCCCCTTACAGATGCCGCCGCAGCCAACCCACGTCTTACCGGAACCGAACCCGGCAACGTAGGCCTTAAATTTATGCGGCATGGCAAGGAAGCGCGCCTGAGGGATGTTAAGCGTCGGCGCTATCATCACGAACCCTCGCGTCTACCACGTTGATATTGATTGCTACTGGCGCTGGTGCATCATCCTCAGGATCTGCCGCTAGTTCCTTGCGTAACTTCTCGACCTCCAGCTGCCGCCGCTCGATTTCAATCTGCTGCAACTTCTGAGCGAACTCACTATCAGCCAGGCCAAGGCGCTTCATCACAGCCTCATACATCCGCTCTCGGCTGATGGCCGTTATCTCGACGCCGTTCTTGCCCAGCTTCACGCCGGAGTAAGCGAGCGCAGCATCAGGGGGGAGTTTCCTGGTGTCAGCGAAGTATGGCTGTCCTATCCCATCGCCATTGCAGCGCGGGCATTCCGGATGAGGCTCGCGATTATGGTCATAGCCGTAGCCGCCAGAATCATCAGGTTCGCGCCTGTCACGTTCAACGGCCTCGAGTCTTTTCTCTTCGAACTCCACAGCATCACGCCACTGATACTGATGCCCAAAGCCCCAGCAGTAGCGACACGCGCCGCGACGATACTGTGAGAGCTGATTTGCATCGAAGGTAGCAAGCTGCCACATCTGGGCGAGGACTTCATCGGCACTGCCGAGTGTGCGTTCAATGGAGGCTTTCTGCTGCTGCGCAATGGCCTGCGCAACGTTAGGATTCGTCAGGAGCTGACGGCCGTAGTTTGCATCACTATAGCCAGCTCGTTCAGCTGCAGCAGTGGCATTCTGGTCCTTGAGGTATTCAGCAATAAAGCGCTTTACCTTTGGGCTCAGTTTGGCGTCCACCAACTCTTCTGCGCAGCTTTCTTTCTGCGCAGTGCGCAATTTCTTCTGCGCAGGTTTTTTCGAGCTTTGCGCAGGTGGCTTTTTAATATGGCGACGTGCAGTCGCGTAATTCAGTCCCTGCGCTTCGCACCAATCTTTCGGGGAAATGCCGGTTTTGGCATGGTCGGACAGGAACCGTTGCTGAAGCTCGCCCCAGTCCGGTTTTGCCATAAATTCCTCTGGATAGTTTATTCAAACAAAGAGATAGTAACCATTCAAACCAATGAGGTAATCATGTCAGAGCATTTCTTGTGCGCCCTTGGTTACCGTAACCAATTACAAGGAGTAAAAAGTTATGAATGATGAATTTAAATCTGGAGATATTGTTAAGTTGAAATCTGGCGGCCCTGATATGACTGTCAAATCCTTTTCAACAACACAGGGATATTCATATATATGTCAATGGTTCGCGGGGAAAAAGCTAGAGCAAGGGTTTTTCAAGGCTGATTCGCTTGAGTTAGTCACCCCAAAGCCTTAAACCCAAACACTACTGCCTTATCAATTCATGATGTAACAAAATGGATGATGTCAACTCTTGCTAATGATAGAAGTCTGTATCAACAGGATGTTGTTGATCACTTGGTGAAATCAGGAAACGAACAGCACCTCAAAGAAAACGCAGATGGTAATCAAGCCTTATCTACTAAGGTGATAAATGCCTTCCGAGTTGAAAGCGGTGAAAATGTTGTTTGGGTCAAACCAGATAAATACTGGCGATACCGTGTACCTGAAGACGAAGACGGTCGAGAGGCTCGCGGTTGACGTTAAGGGCGATTTTCTTCGCCCTTCTTTACGCCATTACGATGGGTCTGCCCATGGTGATGGCAATAAAAAACCGCCCGAAGGCGGTTTATGAGGTTTTCAGCTGTAAGTCAATCAATAGGGTAAGCGTCTTCATAATGATCATCGCATACTGGATGATCTTGAACATAGCTAGTTGCAGGCCTATCACAGAATTCACATTCCGTGCCAGCAGGCGGATTGAACTCATCACATCTTGTGCAATAACTCTCAGATGGATACTGCTCACCGCACTCATCACAAGTGACCAAATCTTTATTCTCTTCTTCATCAAAATCTGACATTGAAAGCCCTTTTGACTGTTATTGACCACGTCAGTGTGGTCAGAAGATTTTAATCATAAAATATTAGGGTCATCCACAAGTAAATGTTGATATCCCATTATTTTAAACATTGCTCAGTGATGTATTGCTGAAGTCCAGTCAGTTGTTTTGTGACGATTTCTATTCGCTCTCTGAGGGTGAAATAATCCCGTTCAGCGGAGTCAGTAAGTCGGGGGCGGCTGCCATCATCCAAGCCGGAGGTGCTGGTCGTTCCGTTCGTGGCGCATTTGGCGTTGAGCTGCAGCCGACGCTTGCCAGTAGCAACATCGCGCTCAAGCTGATCGATAGTGGCTTTTGCATCCTGCAGTTCTCCGGTGTATTTGGCATCCAGTGCAGCGACATCACGCTGACGGGTTTGCATGTCGGTGATAGTGGCGACCGCTAGGCTGAGTTGAGCGGTGACCTTGTCGCGCTGGTCTTTGTAGGTGATGGCGCTGTCGCGATAATGGTTAATAGCCCAACCCATAGCACTGATTACCACGATGATTACCGCACAAGTAATTCCTGCGATTCGACTCATCGCTGCCCCCACACGCAGACTTCACGCTCAATCTGCCGCCGGGTCATTAACCCTTTCCATTGTTTGCCACCGGCATAGACCCAACGCTCCAGCTCAGCACATGCACCAAATGCGTCACCAGTGTTGAGCTTCTTCAGTAGTGTGGATTTACTGAATGCGCCGGCGCCCACGTTGTAGGTGAAGGAATAAAGTGCCGCTCGGGTGGTTTCTGGGATACGGACTTTGATCTGCGGATCGATTGCCGCTGCCACCTTGCGCAGGTCTGACTGCAGCAGAGCATCACATTCTTTGTCGGTATAGCGGTGACCGCGGCGAATATCAGTGCCAGTGTGGCCGTCGCATACTGTCCAGACGCCGACAACATCCTGATAAGCGTAATAACGGCGCCCTTCCAGCCCGTCAGCATTGCCCAGCATCATTGCTGCAATCGTGATTGCGCCCGAACCACCTGCAATTGCAGTAACCAGTTTATTCCTCAGCGTCGGGTTCATTCTGGCTCCTGTTGCGGCGGTTATCTTCGCGGATTTTGAAATACAGATTTGTCAGGTACGTAAGAACAGCAACTACTATGCCCACCAGCACGCCGATGGCGTTCCACTGCTCAGGGCTGTATGCGTTAAGAATGCCGTTCAACACGCTCCCCGCAGAGGCGCCATAAGCCGCGCCGGTGGTTATTTTGTCCATTCGAGACATCTCTCACCTCCGATGAATTCGGGGTGCTGTGCGTAGTGAGGGTCAGGCTTCACGGGTTGGATTTATCAACAAAGCACGTAGCGGATGATTCCCGTGAGGCCTGAAATAAAAAAGCCCCAGCGGGTGCCGGGGCTTGAAGTTGATTTGAGTTAATTAATCAAGTCGTTCGTCAGTACATTTAAACAGTACTCGAGATTTAATCAGTGCGTCCACGCCAGCAAAGGCATTATCTTCTTCTGGGTACGGAACAGACAGGGTATCTTGCTTATCGATGGTAACCATCAATATCCCCGCTTCTTTCCAAATGTAAACTTCCACATAGACGTATTGATCATTACTTGCTGGAGAGTCTTCAACTGCTGTGCTGATCAAAAATTGAAGACCATAATTATCATCAAGAGGCATGACAGATAATGGTCGAGACTCATAATTCTGCTTACTATTTATTACACCGCAAGTTACATACGCCCGCTGGGAGCCATCAGCTTTGACATAGTGATTGTCAGGAAGCTTTAAAGACTCTTTATAACTTCTTACTATTTTATACCCGTACTCATGCAACTCAGTTTTGCGTTTGAGATATTTTTGCTCAAGCGCCTCTCTACTGGCTCTAATGTCATCGTAAGTAATGTCCATCCCTTTCTCCAAAAGGTCATCTGAAACGAACATTCTTGACTCCTTTTCTCACCAACGCGTTGACGTTAAACAATTAAAACCTCCAGAAACGCAAAAACCCCACGGGATTAACCGCAGGGTTCGGATGCTCTCTTGCTGGTCGAAACGATTGAACGGATTCCCAGCGTTAGAGTTGATACTAGACGAAAATTCCGCATATCACAACATCTATTTTCTCTAAAATTTACCTTTCATGGGAAAAATCACTACTGAGTGACAGATTTCAACGCACTGTCCGCATATCCCTCCTGCCGATGACACTCTTCTACCAACAATTCGAATAATGGCTGGATGTGGTCATAAGCCGTGGTTTTCTTCACATCCCATGCAGTGCGGACACCTTCCAGGACACTGGCGAACTTCAGTCGGGCATAACCTCTGCCTGTGCAGCGCTCACAAACTTTCATAACCGGCACGCCCTGCATCTCCGTTTCTTTCTTGTCCAGTACCTTCCCTTTCCCATGGCAGCGACACGCATTGCTGATAACACCTTTTCCGTTACAGGCTGAGCATAAAACGCGCGCAGTCTCCCGTACCGACTTCCATTCCTCCCAATAGGACGGGCAAACCCCCTTCGTGATTTTTGCCCATTTAGGCGGTTTCCCATCCGGGTACTGAACTTTATTTGTGAAAATATCTGTCTCGGTAAAGCCGTTCCCATTGCAACAGTCGCATCTGCGAACGCTTGCCGCACTACGGGCGTAATCCTGATAAGCAAAAGCGCACAGTATTTCGAGAACTCGTTGGCGTAATCCTTCATCGAGTTCAGTAACTGGTCTGAAATGTCGTGATATCTCAACGGCTGAACCATACAGAGCCTCCATTGCCCGCTCCGGACTGCTGATGCCAATTTTTGCCAGGTAAAGATCGAAACCAAATCCGCACTTAGCATTAACGAGGCCAAGCGCGGCCATCACATCAGTACCAGTGAGATTGTCTGTAGCTGTAGCCCGCGAGGAATCACTGAACATCGGGGACTTCGGTGCAAAGTATTTTGCGATTGATTCGAGGTTCATCGTGTTTCTCCAGCATAAGTTTTCACGAAATTCTTCAGTATTCGGTAGTCCGTCAGCACAGAACCCGGGAAATGGTATAAGCGCAATCGCTGCCAGCGAACACGAAGGATTTCAATCAGTTCTGGTGTCATGCTGCCTCCCTGCTCTTAATTAACTCGCGACGCAGTGCGCTGTAATGCTTCCTGATGGCTTCGAGTTCTTCGATGGTGTATCGATGCGGTGCGTTGTCGTTTTCAAGAGCCTCAACGCGCTCTGGCCCAATTTTCTCGATAAGGCCAAGGCGATACTGCTGCTGATTACCCGACAGTTGTACGTTGCAGTGGTGACATTGTTTATTGATATTGTCTTCGTGGTAGCGCAGGTGTGATGCCTTACCTCGCGATCGGTAATGTCCAGCTTCCCACTGGACTGTATCGAACGCTCCGCAGCTGATGCACGGAAGGTCATGGTCACGCTCTCGGATGTAGTCATTAACGGCGCGCTGAGTTAAATCTTCCCAATGCCTCAGTGGTTTTACTGCGGCTTTACGCTGGCGCCAGGCTGCACGTTCTTTCTTCTCAGTAGCGCGCTGTTTGGCGGACTCCTTGCGCTGCGCATCCTCCCGTGCTTTTCTGGTCTGCTCTTTGCCGACGGCACTGGCACACTCATAACCGCAAACGGTCTGCGTTTCACGCACCGGATGGAACCATTGGCGACATTCCTTATTGGCACACTTACGGCGAGGTAACTTAGCCATAATCACCCCCAGACCTTTTGCCGAAAGGTTCTTGGCGTACGCGCCGGATGTTCGCATTCAGGTAATTTTGCACTGACAGTCCAGGTGATGTTGTCGCGGTTCAGGCTGCGTTCTACCGTGGCGCCACGACGGCGATAACTCGCCACCAACTCGTCTGCCTGTTCGGTTGTGCATTCGTGATGGTGGAACCAGGAATATTTCATGGTCATCACCCCGCAAAGCTCATGAGCTGCGATGCGGCGTTTTCCGCTTCACGCTGGTCCTTGAATGACCGGGATAATACCCAGCGCCACAGAACATCGAGCGCAGCTTTGTACAGCTGCTGGAACTCGGCTTCGTCCATGTTGGCAAAGGCAATGCTGCGGGGATGTTTACGAAGGGTACCGTCAGGAAGCTGGATAGCGTCGTAGTGGCCAGACTCGACGATCACCCAAGCGCGATAAGCGTCATAGGATTTGCAGATGCTGATGCTACCGGCACGCTTATCGGCGATGCGGTCCAGATATTGCTCAGCAGCGTCCATGAGTGCAGCTTCGCTTCCCGCGAATGAGGCAAGGAATTTGGCGTAGCCGGTTACCAGCCTGCGCTCGTTGGAAGAGATCGCCCCACCAGTAGGTTCCCAGTATTCGAACCCGAGATTAAGTAAAGCGAAGAAGCGACGGTGAAAGGCCGGGTTGCGTACCTGCCGGAACTCGGCCACCAGCACGGCACCGAGTTTGAATTTTGATTGCAGAATATCACTGGTCTCCGGCGTAGCGGGGATCAGGATTCCTGATGACTGCTTGATGAGTTGTAGTTCGTGCGCCATGGTATTCCCCGTGGCGCATAATTGTCAGGTTACTGGTTGTTCAGGCCAGTGACAGAATTATGATTGGGTACGTAGCATTAAGTCAATTTTTAGAAGTCATCTCCCTTACAACTTCCATGATGGTTTCTTTGGACCAGTACAATTCATCTCTGGATAATTTTCTGTTAGTTACAGAACCGGCCTTGGCTGAAAGGATGTAGCGTTCATCCGCTGCAAGTCCGAAAGACAAAAGCTCCCGACCTTTCCCATCGGTTATGATCACCCGTAAATTATCAGCAAGACCTGATTGGGCTACATCTGCCACTTAATCCCCCTGAGCGACATACAGACGCGATTAAAGAATGTCGGCAGCAGCATCAAAGGGATACACATTTTGGTATTCTGATAAATGCGCGCCAGCCTTAAGCGCAATTCTAATAAAACCAGTCGTCAGCGCTTTCCCAGGTATCCTGGAGGATTGATTCAATTTTCTTTTTATCGTCCTTGTCACCACCAAAAACACTTAACCCATCGGACCCGGCACGGCGGATTGTGAGCCTGCAATTGTCATAGTGATCATTCAGGCGCTTAAGCAGTTCTTTCTCCAGTGCTGGTACTGCGCCTTTAGGAAGTTCTTTCATGCGATCAATGGTTAATTCAACTTTCATAATGGCCTCCATTGCATGTACTGTGTTTTTATACAGTATACCTATGCACGGAAATGATCAACGTTTTAAGAGCACAAATTGTTAATTTTATGTCAGTAGTAAAAAAAGAAAACCCGCCGTAGCGGGTTGAATTAGCAATGTTTTATTAAGCCGCTATTTGTTTCTGCTGACAAAGCTCTGGCAAATTAGCACGCACCAGTGCTTCAGCAAACGGCGGAGGAACAGCGTTACCGCAGCGAGCAACCTGCTTATCCTTCGCGTACTTCTTGCCCCGATAGTCCTGGTCGATGATGTACCACTCAGGGAAGCCCTGCGCGCGGTATAGCTCGTGCGGTTGCAGCATACGCATGCCAATATCAACTATGCGGTAAGTTATGCCGTCAACTGTCACCAACCCGTCGCAATCCTCGCCGCAGTATTCCCGCAGGAACGCCAGAGTTTGCTGCGCGCGATATTCGTCGTATTCATCGACCGCAAGAGTGGTTTTCACCTCCCCTACGTGCAGCCCACCCGCCGTCACCGTTGGCATTGGATCGCTGGTTGGTTGTCCGTCCCGGCAGGTGCCGCGCAATTTCACCAGGTGAGAGGTTATTGCAGCATGATGATTTCCCGTCGTTAAGGTATGAGCCGGATTGTCCAGCGTACCGCCTGGATGACCAGTGTTATTGACCATCAAATGCGCAGCGACAACTGCGTGGTGATCGACCGTGGTAACTGAATGAACAGGCTCATCTAAACCGACGCCCGCCCCCGTATAGTTACCGCCGTAGTGTTTAGCCAAGAACGCGCTCACCGTCGCAAATTTATTTCCACCTGCAGTAACGGTCCCCAGCGGGTTATCCAGTCGCAGCACACGCGGTTCTTGTCCAGGTCGTTCGCCATAACCCATCTGGATCAACGTGGGTGTAACCAGTTGAGATTTACCGCCACCGCCAGCGGTGATGGTTGCGCTCGGTTCGTCTGCCCGGTGACCGACGCTGGCACCGAACTGACGGCCAACAAATGGTGCAATGGCAGCCTCAACAATCCCAAGTGCATGCCCATTCCCGCCCGGGCGTTTTGATGTACCAGCAGTTACCGTCGGTACCGGTTCGGTAACGGGCAGCCCGGTTGCGCCGGTACGGAACTTTGTCAGGTGTGGAACGGCTAACGCATAGCCATGGGTTTTGGTAATGGTCTGCAATGGCTCACTCAGTGCCTGCCCACGGAAACAGTCGTATTTCCCTTTGGTCGTAGTGTGATTGCATTTCACGATGAACGGCGACGCACTGTCGATAACAAAGCGCTGTATGCCGCGCGCGATGCGCTTCAGGGTATTTTCTGCCAGCGGCTTTTTGCGCCCGAATATCGATGGGGCCGAAATTGACCAGTCGATACACTCCGCAGCTGTACGCCATGGCGCCAGCCTGCCAGCCTGAACCGCAGGTGATTTCGGATCCCCATGCGTTGGTTCAGGCCACACAATCGGCTTCCCATCGCGGCGCATAACCATGAAGAAACGTTTTCTGATTGTCGGTGCGCCGTAGTCACAGGCGCGCAGTTCGCGATACTCGACTACATAGCCCAGGCCTTTTACCAACCGCGCGGCGTCATCGCTATCAAGCGATATATTCAGAAACTCACAGCATTCTGCCAGCGCCGGATGGTTAGCCGGGATGCCTGTTGTCAGCATGCCGATGAATGCCTCGAAAGTTTCGCCTGCGCGGGCCGGGTCCGGTCGCATTTCACCGGCCAGTAATGGCCCCCACGTTTTAAACTCTTCGACGTTCTCCAGTTTCATTACCCGTGGCTCAACATCCAGCCCCCAGCGTAATACTACCCAAGCCAGTCCGCGGATCGCTTTCTCAACAGGTTTAGCGCCTTTTGCTTTAGAAAAGTGGCGGCAATCTGGAGAAAACCATGCCAGCGCCACCGGACGTCCTGCGGTAGCAACCTTTGGTCGAACCTCATACACAGACTCGCAGTAGTGCAATGTATCAGGGTGGTTCGTTGTGTGCATCGCCACGGCGTTCTCGTCGTGGTTAATAGCAATATCAACGCTGCGACCGATTGCCAGCTCAATTCCCGTACTCGCCCCGCCGCCGCCAGCAAAGTTATCAACGATGATTTCTCTCACGCGTATTTCTCCATAGCGATGGCCAGTGACCGGGCCGCAGCGATTATTGACGGTACCGGCATTTTCTCCAGCCACATGCGATTGATGTGATGTTTCAGGCGGCGCTGGTGATGTGCCGGGAGATCCCCGGCACTTTCAATCTGGCTATATACCATTCCCACTTCGGCAGGCCAGACAGTTTCCTCAACATTCACCAGCAGCAGGTTTTCCAGCTCAATTATCCGGTTCGTGGCATATTGCAGTAGCTGATCCATCACTTCGTCTCCCGCCATGCCCGCTTATTACATCTCGGGAAGCGTTCTAGCCTCCATATCCAAATCATCCACAACATCTTATTAAATTCAGGTAGTGCCCGATAATCATCAGCACTCATTTCGAGGGCCTTGAATCGCCACTTTGCCACCTTGACCACCCGCCACAGCATCACCATACAAAACAGAGTGCAAACAACAAGGAAACCGAAAAAAAGATAAGTACTCACCTCACTCCTCCTGCTGCGGTGCTGCTGGCAGTGGCATCCAATGGGTTACCAATATGTGCTCTATACAGCATGCGGCGGCCACATCTACTCTGTCGAAAAACAGCCCTGAATGCTCATCAAAGAACGATACAAAGCAATGCCCCATCCTGTTCCTGGTTAGAACCTCCTGCTCGTCTTCCGGCATCCGCTCGCTGCACTTAATCCAGCCATCCTGAATCACCGGAGAGTTGCCATCGGATAATGGCATATCCGGCCCCTTGCGTATCGCCTTTGACAATTCGATAGGGTCATCGTAAAGCCAGTCGCCAGTTTCCGGATGATTTGCTTTTGCCAGTTGTGCTGCCCATTCCAGCCCGTCTTTGTGCCCTTGCAGGTAGTCCAGCGGTAATTCATCGCAATTACTTGCAGGTTCGGCACCCTGAAGCATGGCGGCGCGGCAAGCGTTCCAGCCCTCCCACATCCTAACGAAATCATGGGCTAACCATGCGGAATATGCCGTTACTGCATATCCGGTACCGCAGCGGGTGACATGCTTCGGCATTTTGAATGTTCGCTCGAATGCATCTCGCGGATCTTCATCCGGCACTACCGGCGCTCTCGGCTTGCCCTGGCTATCTGACGGCGCTAACGGAGCGTTTCTCAGTACAGTGGCCAGCATTTCAATATCTACTGGTGCAGGCTCAGCACCAAATGCCGCAATAGCCCCATCAATCACCTTCACAGCATCAGCCATTGCGTAGCCGAGATTACCGCCGTCACTTTGTGCTGATGCTTTGCTGAGTATTTCGCGTATCTGGTGCAGGCGATCGAGTGATACAGGACCGTGCGCCGGGTGGTTGTTAGTT